TGGTTTAATAAAACAAGCTGCCATACCGTTTATCCTGATTGCTGGGTCAACTCCTATATATGTTCTCATTTTCTACTTTCTAAAAATAATTGGTAAACTTTGGTAAAGCTATTAGGATCCTGATTGATATTTTCATTATACCAATCGCATCCATAATCAGACATTTGCCAACATTTATCTGAAAGCCATTTGCCAAATTCGCCCATAATTTCCATTTGTAACATTTCGGCGGCTTCGAAAACTAATGGACATTTATTTTCTTTATCGTAAATACCTCTTAGGTATTCAATGCCCGTTTTACTTTTATTTTTTTTCATGATTAAAACATTGATAATTGGAATGAGGTAATATTTTTTTTAAAATTCTTAGGTACTTCTTCATTGGCATTCTTGACAATAATTTTACGTCTTCTTCGTTTTATAATTTTTGTATCATTAATACCGTAGGCTTCTACTCCTTTATCAACAAAGTTTATTTCCAAAAGATAGCCAAAAACTATAATAGTTCCAACGAATAAAAACATAGTTATATATTCCCCACCTTCATAATGTTCTTGCAATCCGAAAAATATTTCTATTAAAGCCACTATAGTCGCGCCTAATGCTATTTTAGGTGGGTAAGTACTTCTTCCTTTAGTTGGATTTAGAAAGTCCATAAAAACGACCGCAAAACGTCCTAATTGTAAGATGCTGGCTGCGATGATTGCAAGCCAAAAATCAATTGGTAAAAATATGGCAGTCAGGTAGGCATTTATGCCATAGGTCAAAAGGATAGTTACCAGCATAATAGTAGGAATGTTATCCGATATGCTTTCAAACGTCCACCTAAATTGAGTGTTAGTGAAATTCTTTTCCATTTGTTTATAAGTTTTCAAGTTGTTTTTTTAAATAATCTAATTGTTGCGTGTAGTGGTTAATTGTAAATTCTTTTAGTAGCCTTATAAAATTATCATCATATATTATTACTTTCTTTTCTGTGTGTTGAGAAAATACAACAACATCATCATTAGTTTGTATTAAAGATTTTATTATCAATTCTTTCTCTTTAATATTTATAGAAATTGAACTAATAAATTCTGCTTGACTTTCTGTCATTTTAGTTGGTTTTTAAATTTAAAATTGATTGTATTCTTTCTTCAAAGGGAAATTATCCCTTTTTATCTGCCAGTATTCAGCCATTAATGACGCTCTAAACTTGTAATCGGTGTCCGTGTGGTATCCTGATTTGTAAACACACTTACAAATAGATTCATATAACTTGATACCTTTCATCCTGTAATTTGCCTTCTTGCAAGCCGAGTATCTTCCAGAATTTAATACACCAGCCCAAAGCTTCATACCTTCTTCGGTGGTTTCGGCACTCATAAATTTAGCCCTTATGTACTTATTTTTACCTCTAATAACTTCACGTGTTTTGTAGGTTACAGTGCCATGACCTTTAAGGGCCTTTACCCCTCCAGCGTTGGCATGCTTACGCCACAGTTCCGTTTCAACTCCCTGACTGGTTGCCTCAATAATAAAAAATGAATAAATCATTGATACTGGGAAATCGGTAAGAACATGAACATTCATCAACATTGATTCATAACAGTAAGCAAGGTAAATTCTACGAAGCTTTGAACGGTCAACTTTTGCAAGGTTACGAAAGCCTCGACCTTCAAGTGTTTGCCTAAGTTGTTCGCCTGATAGCTTTCTAACCTCCCATCCGTAAGAACGAGATCCGTATGCGCTTTCATCAACTTCCTTCTTTTCCTCTTTGCCCTGGATGGTAAGCGACGTTATTTTGTGAACGTAAATGGTGTCACGTTCAATAATGGGAATAAATGAAGTATATTGGTAATTTGTGTTTATTGGGGAATAAATCAATCCAACCACGAAGGCAACGCCAACCCCTCCAGCAATCTGGAAAGGAAGGCGCTTGTTTTGTGGAACGTATGTTTCTATAATTGGCTCTTTCATTATACCGTTGTTAATTGTTCAGCATAAAAATATCCGCCATCATACTCAATCGTTTCGTCATTGGCATCTGCAATCACATTGCCGTCGCAATCCTTTACAAGACCTCCCCAAGTAAAATCTTCTTCTGGACAGTAATCTTCATTTCTCATTTTTGCGTAAACCTTTTCAACAGCGTGGCGCTTAGAATAGGCAGCTACTTCTTCACATAAATCTTGATAGATTGTAGCGTTACCAAAGTACATCACTGCGTAAATGTTCTTTTCCATTTTGTTTGTTTTTTAGTAGTAATAAAAATGTTTTTTTGTTTCTTTTGTAAAAATATATATAAATAGTTATATAAAAAAATATTTGTGTGTTTATTTAAAAAAAAATCCCATACCGAATGATATGGGATTAAAAAAAACTTAAATTTACACTATTTACCAAACTTACTTATCGTAATTTCTTTATCTGTCACCTCAATTTTCATTTCTTTAAATTTTTTAATGGCTTCTTCAACCGTCAAAGCTTCGGTAATCACCTTACCTGACTTCCATTTTATTTCATATTTCATTAGTACCATTTTTTTAAAGTGTCAACAATAAAGTAAATAGCATAAGATAAAGTCAAGATACCTCCAATCAATACAATGACGAGCGCAATCTCTTTGCCTAATTTCTGTTTTTCTTGTTCTGTTAGCATGATTATCTGTTTAAATAATTTTTTGAGGCTACAGGATCTTTGCCCTGGTCTTTATATTTTGCATCTGCCTTGCTTGCATAGTCGGTGTACGGCATTTCTGAAATATCATGATAGCAAATTTGCGCTATTTTCATTCCAGGGTAAATCTTGACTGGTTGGATGCAAGCGAGCTCCAGAGTCCAATGTCCTTTAAAATTTACATCACCAAAACCTGCGGTAATGTGAACAAATAACCCTAATCTGCCGAGGCTCGATTTGCCTTGAATAATTGGAACGTGCCGAAGTGTCTCCGTATATTCGACAGTTGAGGCGAGGTATAAAATACCTGGTTGCAAAATTATACCTTCATCGGGAATAGTAATTTCTGCCGTTTGAGGCTTTTTCCTGACGTCAAGAACGTGATCGGTGTACATTAGTAAAGTGTTAGATAGAGTTAAGTCCACACTGTTAGTGCCAATGTTTGTCTCGATTAGTGGCTCGATAACAATGTTGCCAGATGCTATTTCGTCAATAATTGTCTTGTCTGTTAAAATCATTTGTTTTCGTTTTTATAAGTTTCGTTGTAATATTGTTCAGGTTCATGTTTCAATGCCCATCCATGATATAAATTTCCTTCTTTAAATGCATGTATTATCTGCTCCTTTTCCATTTCTTTAGCAATAACAAAAAATCCATTTAAACTTTTTAATTCATCTGATAAAGAAAGCAATAATCTTTCTTGTAACCATTCAACCGCAGTTTGTTTGCTCATTTCTTTAAATCATTTAGTTCTGGGTGAGTAAAATGAAATTCTGTTAACATTGCGGCATTGCACATTAAGTGTGCGGAGTGCAAAAGCCCACTTTCAGCGTCTATCATTTCACCAAGTCGCATTGCCTCGAGGTGACGCATTGCGGAGGCGATTACAACAGAAAAGGGAAAGCCTTTCTCCCAGTTGCCAGCATCGTATTTTTCAAGTCCTTGAGTCCACACTTTAGCATATTCCCTTTGTGCAATGGCTGGGCAAAGGTCATATCTTAGCTTATTTTCATTTGTCCTATATGCACCATATTCTTCAATGCAAGGATTCCTTCCAGAAGCTATCATTAACTCCTTAACCCATTCTTTGTTTGTTTTTGTTTCTAATTTTTCAATTTCATTCATAATAATCATTTTGTTGACGTCAACGGTATGGTTTAAAATTTATAACAAGGGGCAAAAATTAAATAGTTTTTACTTAAAGCAGCTAAACCCTCGTGAGGAAAAAACGCAGATTAATTTTTACCACCTTGCTATTTGCCTGTCTATTTCCAGGCTGCCAATTCATCCTCTGACGCGAATAGGTGTGAAAGAAATGTTTAATCTGGGGAAAATAACATAACACCTAAACCCGAGGTCTGCAAATATCTTATGTAGTCATGTGACCGACTAATATTCTTTCCTGCCTAAAGCTACTAAGCAAAGTTCTATAATTATCCGAAGTTACTAATAATAACTTTTGAACGGCTCTACATTGCTCAAATATTGCTGTAGCTTTTGGATATTTCCCTTTAACGTAAAAATCGGTTAATGTGGAGGAGTGCTTAACTCTTTTATACTCCTCCTCTGGCATATCACGAATACAACTCATCATAAGATAAGAATAGATGCTTTCATTCATGCCACTAATAACCGTGTATCGAGAGTAATAAGCAGATAATTGTCGGAGGTACTCATCGCATTCGTCTAGCATTTCAGCCGATGGGGCTGTGCTAATCCAAGCGTTAACCTCCTCACAAAAAGCCTTAATTTCTAACATCTTACTATTATACTCTTTCATGATATTTTTTTAAAAATCAAAAAATCCTTCACTATCTCCCCAAAACTCTGGGCCCATATCCATCCCTTCCATGTTTACTCGGTGAGCGGCTGCGATTAATCTATGCCATTGCCATCGGGCCTTTTCCCTTGCATCGCGGGAAATTTTAAAAGGAGTAACATATCCCTCATTATCAACTGCAATAATAAAGTAGTCAACTGCTATATTTTCAATGTCGTATTTATGGCAATAAATCGCTGCCTGTAAGTCATATTGGTTGTGTCTTATTTGGCTTCTTACAAGTTGTTCGCCAGATCTCGCTCCCATTCTTTTTAAATCCCAAATAACATGCTTACCATTTCTATCTAATCCTTCGGCATCTTTAATACCTTTGTGTTTAAATCCTTTATAAAAAAAATCGGTGGTTACTTGAAATTTAAAGTTATTAGGATGAAGTAAGCCATGAAATACAACCGTACTATTATTTCGTACGCATTCAGCTATATATTCGCTATCGTCGTATTGTTCCTGAGTAATAACAATTCTTTTACCTATTCTTGATTGGATTTCTTCCCATACGGCTATTTGTTCCAATGTGTCTGGCGATGGTTTTTTAGCGTTAATTTGTGAGATTGTAGGCTTCTTTACACCCTCGGGCATAATAAAAAACCTATCGTGAAATGTTTCTGCCTCAAACAAAAGGCAATCAAGTAGCGTACCTTCATCCATTGCTTTAGTGGATGTTCTAGTCTGCTCAATGTATCTTTTAAGGCACAAAGGAGAATGAGATAAAGCTTTTAATCTTGAAAAACTAAGATGGGTTATTTCATTCATTTGGCTTGTTTTTTATAGCGTTAGCCATTTCGGTAAATAAGGCAGCGTGTTCTTTGTGGGCTAAATTTGATTTGTATAAAACAGTTAACTCCTCTAAAGTAGTACAAATAAGTATCCTATTCTGTAAATCTTCTACATTTACGGCTGGCCATGGTTTTGTTTCTGCAGCTTGTATGGTTGTATCCTCAAAAGCGGCTTTTTCTTCTTCAATATGTAGTCCTGAAAGTTCATCGCTAAAAGCAATTTTTAAAGCTTTAGCCCTGGCACATTTGGCAATCATGTTAAATGGCATTGTAGCGGCTTTTGAATAGCTATCTTTTCCGGAAGATACAGCAGGATAATATTCGGCAAATAAAACCGTCGCGGTAAACGGGCAGCGGATCCCTCCAACAATAGCCCAAACGGTTACTGTGCAAGAAATAGGCATTTCTTTAGCATCCTTTAGTTCGCTAGATGTTTGATAAGTGCCGTCTGACATCCTGTTATATTGCTCTTCATCAATACCTGCAAACCTTCCAGTTCTTGCGGCTTTTTGTTGTAAACCATCAATTCCAACAATCGTATGGTATTTCATACCGTCGCGGCTGTTATAAGCGACTAAATAAATCTCCTTTTTAAAAGGAGATAAACCGTGTTGACGGCAACTTTCGGCAAAGACTTCAACCTGTGCGGCTGGTGTTCCTGCAGGAATTACTCCCGCCTGTGCTAAAGTTTCAATTTGTGCTGGTGTTATCCCAATTTTCGCTACTTCCATATTATTCTGCATCTAATTTATCTCTAAGTTTAATAAAAGTTAATCTTTCGCTCACATAATCAAAATTAATTGATTCAACCATTAGGCTGTTAAAAAGCGATTTATATTGAGGCAAAATATTTTCAAAATTAAAAATATCGTCTATTGCCTTTTCTACCCCTTCAACACTAGTGTCTTTTATGTGATAAACATCATTTAAATAGTTTATTACCATTATATTTATATCGTTCATGGTCTTTCAAATAATTTATTAAACTCTTTATTTTGATTAATCGCATTTTCCAGTAAGTCTTTAAAAAACCTGTGATTAAAATTTTGATTATTTAAATCTCCAACGACAGGTATTTCATCTATTATTTTCATCATGTATTCAAGGCGTGGCATTCCATCGCGTGAATGTGTGTGTGTTACCATTGCGTATATTGACATTCGATAAAATGCCTCAATAATTGCCTGATCTCTTTCTTCTTGTGTCATGATTTTGGTTTTTAAAATAGGGCAGCTGGGGGACTGCCCTGTGAAACAATTATTAAGCGTAAAATCAATTCCAAATAAGATAATGAGAACCATTATCAATAATATTTAAAGTGCTATCATCATAATAGTTAGCATGAAGATATTTTCTTGCAGCATTACTACGAAATTCGTTTTCTCCAATAACCGCGTACTTTTTTGTAATGCGTAATAGGTTTCTAATTTGTAAAGCTGTTTTCTTTGAAGCTGTCATGATTTTGTTTTTAAAGTGGTAATTAATCGTTATGTCCTTTTGACCTTTCAAAGATACAAATAAATTATATCACTTGTATGTATTTTGTATAAAAAAAATAAAAAAAGTGAGACACAAAATATGCCTCACCCAAAAAACCAACTTATGACAAAAAAACAAACGATTAATCTCTTAATAATACTTTACGCCATACGGCTAATTTATACGCCAGTGCCCGGGCTCTAGGCATATTTCCATCTTCTATTTTGCGTAAATGATTCTTTCTATCTATTAAATTATCCGAGGTGGGCTTTTCGTTCAGTGCCATTTCTTGCGCTTCTGCCCACAATGCTTCTTTTTCACCTTCGCGCCATTCATTTATATATCCTCTTTTCACGCATTCATCGTACCAAAAAATAGGTATTTCATCTAAAGTCTTTTGAAAATTAGCTAATTTATTATCAAAATCTTTGTCGTAATCTTCGGCTACTTTTCCTAATCTTTTAATCCTATCCTCTTCTTCCTTCTTTGCCATTATATCGCTGTCAATGGCATAATAGATTTTTTGCCTCCATGTAATGTATGAGGATAGTATTTTACCTATCGCATGAAGATCAACTTTGCCATATAATTTATGGTCATTTAAATCTAACTCTTGTTTTGCAAACTTTTCAAATGCCAGTTTTATTTCATCAACTGAAATCAATTTATAAGATGCTACAAAATCAATAAGCTCCATCAACTGGTCTGGTTTGACCTCAATACCATATACCGGTAACAACTGATTTAAAACGTGTGTAATTTTTGGTATAGCTTCCTTTGTTCCAGTCTTGAAAATCCTTAGTTCGCGGTTCTGGATAACAATCTGCACGTCTTGTATTTTCTCATCAACCCGATTTGCAATCATTGGTAAGTTGTCCATAATTTATTGGTTTTAATAGTTTTCGTATTGTTTCATTTTTTCAGCAAGAAGTTCGGCTATCCGATCATTCTTTTTCTTTTCAATCATTTCTGGGCTACTGGTTTGGTATCCAGTAAATATCTTTGAAAATTGACCGTACAAAGTATTTGGCGTAAAATTAGCCCTTATCCATTTGTCGTTTAAATTCCATGCAGCCGTTACAAACACTTTAAGGGCTTCGATGCTATTTCCATTTCTATCGACTTGCTCGACATTTCGCATTAAGTACACCATACCTCCAGCATCTTTTTTACTCATTAGGTAATTGCCGTTTTTATCTTTTGGATAATTCGCACCTGATAATCTTTCAAAGGTTTGGCAGAAAACTATAAATGCTTCGTAGGTTGGGTTCGGCTTCCTTTCTTCTTTTTCTTTTGGCGCAAATTTTTCTTTTTCTTCTTCTTTTTGTAATTCAGATATAAGTTGAAAAGGATTCACTTTGCCATTCTTTTTTTCCTTAATTTCAATTTTATTTATTTCAATGGGGGAAAATTCTTTTGAATTTTCAGAAAGAATATATGAAGTATTCTCTGTAGTATTCTCTGTAGTATTCTCTGTAATAGTTTCGTTAATTTCACCATTACAGTTTTGTTGATTTCGCTTTTTCAGTTTCGTTGATTTAGCGGAACTGAAAACGTGAATTTCGCTAATCAAGTTTTCAGCATTTATTGAATAATGGGTTTTTGCTGGAACTCCTTTAGCTTTAATTTCTATAAATGGCATTGATTTTAATTTATTTTTAGCCGTTCTTAATTCGCTTTCAGAAAGACAGGTTTCTTCCATAATTTCTATATCACTTTTATAAAATATCCTTCCATTTACTGCTCCATACCAATACATTAATTGAGATAACAATAATCCAGCGTTTACGCTTCCAGTTATCTTAATGTAAATAGGGTAAACCGCTATTGGGCGTTGGTTTAATTGTATTAATAAGTTTTTCATAATTCTATAATTTGAAATAATTCTTTTGGAATTTTGTTAATGTTAAGTTTTACATAAGCAGAGGTATGTTTCTTTGTTCCGTTTATTGTAGTCTTATTAACTTTTTCTTTAAACTTGCTTTTAATAGGCAAAAACCAGTTTTTAAATTTTTGATAATCTAAACTAATAAATTTATTTTGTTCAGGACAAACAAAAAATATAAATGTAGCTTGACAACAATTTAACCAGTCATTTAATAAATGCCTTCTTTCAATATCAAATACAGTTTCAATATTAATATAATTAAAATTCTTAATAGTTTTTACTTCAACCCTGTACCTCATTCCATTTACAAGCCAAATAAAATCAACATCAATCTTTCTATAATCCGCATTATTTCTTTTATCCTCGTAAATAAATTTATTATTCTTAAAAAAATTAAGAACTAAATACTCCGATTTATCCCCTATTAATTTATCTAATTCAAAAGATGTGTTACTCATTTATATTATTTTTAATCATGCAATAATTTTCGTAATCCAATTCACATAACCAGTAATTTCTATTTAATTCTTTAGCCGCTATTCCTGTGCTACCATGCCCAGCAAAAGGGTCAACCACTATATCGTTCTGTAAAGTTGTACTTTCAATCAATTTTTTTATTAAATCAATTGGCTTTGAGGTTGGGTGATTTGTTCTTATATCAGAACCTTCTAAAACATCTGGATGCCTGTAATTTAATTTTACTTTTCCTTTTGTTGCATAAATTATTCTTTCATGCTTAGGTGAAAAAGAATAAATCAAATCCCCAGTACCATGATTATTTTTATTCCATATCAATACATTTTTAACCTCAAAACCAATATCCTCAATTAATTCAATAAAGTATTTTTCTTGCTTCCAACCTATAAAACAAAACAAAGCGGAGTTTTCATCCATCTTATTATAAAGTTTACTAAATATATTATTAACCGTTATTATGGCTAAATCTAAATTTTCATCATTAGAAATACCCTTGTCTTTTTCGGAAGCAGTTCTTCTATTTGATATATAATTCATTCCATACGGAGGATCGGTTATGACACATTTAACTTTAAAATCTATTTTATCAATAAAATTTATAGAATCACCGTTAAATACATTTGATATTTCAATTCCTTCAACCTGTTTAATTATTTCATTCTTTTCTTTTCTTATTTCTTCAATTTTCTCCTCCTTCTTTATTTCCTTGTATGCCTCATTGATTGACATTGTTCCAGTGTTCAACCTTGCTTTAACTTCAGGAGTGGCGTTGGCTTCAATCTTTTTTACCTTGGCTATTGTGTCGTGTGAAACATTGGCAATTTTGGCAAGTTCTTTTTTTGTAGATATTTCTGGTAATGACTCGTCAGATATCTGACTAGTAGTCTTTCTAAATTGTTCTTTTTCCTTTGCCTTTTCCCGAAACACATCTTCAAGCTGCAAGGCTAAAACGCTTCTTTGATAATTAGATAAATTCCTTCGCCCAAACTGATTATGAATCATCCATTCCTTAACACGATTAATATTATCAAACTCCTTTTCAAGTGTTTCATAATTTATATCGTGTTCCCGTGCAATCCTGTATCGGTTGTGTCCGTCGATTAAAATACCGTTCCATGTAATTAATGGTTCGCGTATTCCTTCTTCAAGAATGTTTCGTTCAAGCTGCTTAAATTCCTCGTTTGATAAAGGGGGAATAAGGCTTTCAAGTTCCTGTAATATTTTCATAATTAGAAAAAAAAATGCCAACAGGTAGCAGTCTGTTGGCATAGGTTGAAACAATATTGTGTTGCTTCATTTCCTTTTGAATACCTGCTACACCATTCAAAAGGATATACAAATATAACCTATTTTTTATTCTTTATACAATTAATTATAATGATAAAAATCATGAATATTATCATGATTAATTAATTCCACTATTTCATCTATAGTACCTTTTACCTCCCAATATGTGCCATCGGTAAAAATAATAATAACGCATTTTCTTTTAAGATTGTAATATGCTTTTTTAACATTTACAGTCCAAAATGCCGCTGGTTCATTATCGATTGTTGTTACTTTTACAAATGGCATATTACTCTTTTTCGCTTAAAATAATCTTTGTAATTTCATCGTCTTTTTCGCTTAGCCAAATAGTAGGAAATATGCAAATAGGTGTTTCCCAATTATCATCTTGATAAGCTACAATTATTTTATCTTTGCTCACATAGGATTTAGTCTTATCAGTATCAATCTTACCGTACTTTTCAGGGTAGTATTTTTGATAGAGCTCTAATATTTCAATAATCCGATTTATCCAAACTTTGTAATCTATACAAACAACCACCCTATTATTTTCCTCCATTAGCTTACTTTTTATTAGACCTAAATAGTTCGTAATCTTCGCGCTTATTTTTTTGCTCTAATATATCTCTAATTATTGTTTCATTGTCTTTATCAAGCCATTGAATATCAATATAACAGTAAACGTCTTGATAAATAGAATTTATATTACTTACAGTCAATGTAGTTTCATTGTCGTAAATAAATAAAATATCCTCAATGCAAATGTCAGGATATAACTCTGGGTCGTTAGAATGAAATAGCATACATATATTAATGATTCTATTTCTTAATTTCTCATGCTCAATAAAATAATTTTTGTAATCGTTCATATTTTTTGGTTTTTGTTTTTTTAAAAAGTAGTAAGGATTTTAACCCTTACTACATACAACACTGTAAACTAATACACTCAAATAGATAAGTTCTTTTCGGATTTGATTCTATGGTATCTATCTTTAGAGTACTCTCTTAACCGCTCTTTATTTTCTTCATAACGTCTCTTAACTTTTGCAATCTTTTCAGCTTTCTTTTCTGGGCTTAAAGCAGCGTATCTCTTTCTTTGGTACTCCAACATTTTAGCTATTTGGTAGGCAGACATCAGCTTTCTGTATTCTTTCTTTCTTTCAGCGTTCATATTAAAATGGTAGTTCTTCTTCAAGATTTAATTTAGTTTTTAATTCCTGTACCGATATATTATTTAGAGGATTGGTATAACCTGTTAATGTTGCAGGATTGCTTTCGTTACTACCATTAGGCTTACCACCAAATTCTAAACTATTTACCATGCAACGAATAACTGCTTCGGCTGCTCCAGTGTTTTTGTTTATGTAAGCGTTAATGCCTCCCGATCCTTCTACGACTACAAAAGTTCCCTTTAAAATGTGTGGTGCTAATTTAACACCACGTTCACCCCAAATACTACATGTTATCCATATTACTTTCTCCGATGGTGTTGGGCCATATACCTTTTCCGTATGTGCTACACTAAAAGAACATACAGTTGTATCGCCTACTGTCTTTAGTTCTGCATCATTACCTACTCGGCCGCTTACTATTAGCTTAATCATTTGATTGGTTTTTGTGAAATAATATTGATAAGCAAAATTACATAAAATAATTAAACAAAATACTTTTTAATAAAATAAAATGTATATTTGTGCAAAATAATATACACATGACGATTAGAAAGAAAAATGTAATGATGACAGACGATGTCCATTGTGCCCTTATGGAAGTAAGGATGAGAATATATAAGAACACTGGAACATTGCTAACGATGGAAAAGGTGATAGCTCACCTTATTAATCTGCATATTGCCAATCATAAGGAAAGTTGATGTATATTTATTTATTGGAATGTTAAACAATAGGTATATATGCCATATATAAGCAAGGGAATAGGTAGCACTATACATAAGGCAAAGATGCACCGAACACCATCGGGTGAACAAGGTAGCTATAACAACGCATGGCATAAGATGTCTAAGGCGTATCGTCGTGCTAATCCATTGTGTGAATGCTGCATAGTGTTAGGTATAATGACAGACATAACTCCAGGTGATTACAAAGGATGTGTTGACCACATGATACCTATCACGCGTGGTGGTTCAATGTATAACTTAAACAATCTTTTAGCACTGTGTAAGTCATGTCATGATACTAAGTCAGTCAATGAGAAGACATCGATAGCACCTGTTACCTTGCACATTGATAGCGATGGGAAGTATGTACCTGCGAATAAGTCGCAAGTAGTGGCATGGTTAGCCGACAAGGTGCGGAAGATGATCTAGGTCGAGGTCGAAGCCTCCCGAACAGGGTCGAGGTCGGTCGAGACGGGGGAGGAGGGAAATTTTTAGCAAAAATCGGATAATCGATAGCCCAAACTTATCTCACATCAACGCAACCTCTAAAGGGGGGTTTAATTCAAAATCATAAAACAGTCGTAAAATGGCACAAAAGAGCATAAAAACAAAACTACTTCAGGGTACCTTGGAAAAATCCAGAGTTAAAACATTTACTCCGGGCGAAATCGGAGAACCAATGTTTAAATTGGATGAAGGCGAAAAAAGAATTTATAACAGGATCCGCGAACACTTACACATTCACAAAGCAGGAAAGCAAGTTGATGAAATTTACCTTTCAGTTGCAGCGCGTGCTATTGGTCATTTATTGCATAATGCGGATATATTGAGCAAAGACGGCGCAGTTATGGTTCATCCTAACGGTGCAAGGCAGGTAAGTGCCGAATGGACTGCATTTAAGCAGGGTTTTGAGTTATTTCTTGAATTATCTAAGACTTTAGGGCTGGATCCTAAATCTAGACTTACCTTAGAATATTTTCAAGATGGTAACGGTGATGAAGAGGATGAAATTGCCAAACTTCTTAAAATGAACTAAATTATGGAAGAAATTAAAGAAATTGCCATTTCTATTTTAGCATCTGCCTTCGCACTGGCATTTATTTCGGTTCCAGTTTATTTTATGTGGAATTGGCTAATACCAAATATATTTAATCTCCCATACATTGATTATATTGAAGCATGGGGACTAATGGCATTTGCGGTTTTGCTAAATAGTATTTTTGGCTTAACAGTAAAAAGTAAAAAAGATAAATGAAATTTATTGAGGATGTTGTTTCGGGGAAATTATTAATAGGCAGTTACGCAAGGCTAGCAGTTGAACGGCATCTGAATGATTTAAAAAATAAGAAATGGGAATATGTTTATTCCGAAGCTCACGCAAATAGGGCTTTTGGTTTTATATCCGCTTTACGACACACTAAAGGCGAATTTGCTGGGCAACGTTTTAATATCCAACCATTTCAAGAGTTTTTTATTAAAGTCCTGTTTGGATGGCAACGAAAAGAAGGTGGCAGAAGATTTCGAAAAGCTTACCTTGAAATAGCAAGAAAGAACGGTAAAACAGAGTTAGCGGCTGCCATTGCGGTATATTGTTTTCTTTGTGACAATGAAACGGGTGCGGAAGTTTATACCGCTGCAACTACGCGCGATCAGGCTCGCATTGCATTTGATACGGCAAAGGTGATGCTAAAGTCATTAAAGGCAGATTCACGCACTTTTAACAAGTTGGTTAATGTATTAAAGTATAATTGCAACGTACCATCTACAAATAGTAAATTTGAAGCAGTTGCATCGGAGGCAGATACCTTAGACGGTTTAAATCCGCACTATGCTGGAATAGATGAATATCACTCGCACAAAACAAGTGATGTTTTAGAGGTAATGGAAACGGGCATGGGTTCGCGGTCACAGCCCTTACTCCTTATTACCACTACGGCTGGCTTTAATCGTGAATCACCTTGCTACCAATTCCGAAAAGTAATGGTTGATATTCTTGAAAAAAGAAAAGTGGATGAATCGGTATTTCCTTTGTTATTTTGCTTAGATGAAGGCGACGATTGGCAGGACAAAAAGAACTGGACGAAATCTAACCCTAATCTTGGCGTTACTCCTTACATAAGCTACATGGATGACCAATTCCAAAAGGCATTGAACGAAGGAGCCGCTAAACAAATACAATTTATGACAAAGAATCTAAACGTTTGGACAACTACCTCCAGCGTTTGGATTTCCAATAATTACATTGAGCAAACAAGGCTAAAAGTAGATGATGATTTACTTTATAATAAAAAATGCTTTGCTGGATTAGATTTAGCCTCTACGCGTGACATTGCAGCTTTAGTACTTTGTTTCCCTGTGCAACAAGGACTTGATAAACCACATATAAAATCCTATTTCTTTTGTCCAGAGGATAACGTTAGGGAAAGATCTCTTTCAGATGGAGTTCCTTATATTCAATGGGCACAGGATGGCGATATTATCATGACAGATGGTAACGTAACCGATTACGATTTTATAAAAGCTAAAGTTATTGAGCTAACGGCAAAGTATAAAATAGAGTGTATAGCGTTTGATAGATGGAACGCTTCACAGTTGGTTATACAGCTTACAAATGATGGAGCCAACATGAAACCATTTGGTCAGGGTTTTATTTCGATGTCTGCACCAACAAAAGAGATTGAAAAGATGTTTTTATCTAATGAAATAACGCATGATGGGAATCCAGTAATGGAGTGGATGATGACAAATGTAATGCTTAGATTTGACCCAGCTGGAAATATAAAAATAGATAAAGCGAAGTCAACAGAAAAGGTAGATGGGCCCGTTGCGATGGTTATGGCTTATGCTCAAATAATGGTAGAGGATAGACCAACCATATACGCATCTGGTGAACGCGAAAAAGGTCTATTGATGTTATAGAAATGTACCTAATTGAAAAGTTAAAAATGTCAATTATGGAGATATTAATGAGAAAACAAGATTATGCCCAACAAGTAAGGCAGATTAATTCTAATGATGGTTATTTTAATAGATTTTATCAACTTGTTGGCGAATGCTCTAAACATGAAGAAGCATGGCAAAAGTTAGAAGAGGAAAGAGGAGAGTTAGGACTTGATGAAAAATATAGCACCTACAATAGTTTTAGAAGAGCTAAAAAGGCATACATGGACATTAGGTTTGTTTAACGTGTTACTGTAAGTTTTTTTTTTCATACTGATTTTGTTTATTTTTACCGCATGGCAATATTTGATACCATGCGGTCTTTTTTTTCTAACAAGCGAGGTTCGTTAGAGAATCCATCTACACCTATAAACGGAGACACTTTAGGTGCATTATTTCAGCGTGGTAGTGCTGCTGGTGTTGCGGTAGATGAATACGCAATTATAGGCCTTCCTGCTTTTTATCGTGCCACTCAAATACTCGGAGGTGTTATTGCCTCTATTCCTTTTGATATTATTGAGAAACAAGATAATGGAGGGATAAGAATAGCAAAGGATCACCCAAACTACAAAGTAGTATCGCGAGAGCCTTCGGAGCTATACACTTCGCATACGTTTTACAAAACAATGGTGCTACATTATTTGGCGCATGGTGCATTTTATGCGGCTATTAATAGAAATAGCATAACTACAAGAATAAACAGCCTTACTATTCTTAATCCTACCAAAATGGAGATAGGATACAATAGTAGGAATGAACTTGTATTTAAAAATAAAGAAAATAATAAAACATACAGAGGGGAGAATATTATCTACATTCCCAATTTTGCATGGGATGGCGTTAAGGCGTTGTTAGTGCCAGACGTTCACCGTGACAATTTTGGGTTAGCTTTAGCAAACAGAAACTACGGAGCTAACTTTTACAAAAACGGTGCGCACCTTAACGGTGTTTTAAAACATCCTGGGAGATTAACAAACGAAGCATACGACAGACTAAAAAGTAGCTTTAACCGTGCTTTTGGTGGAAGTCAAAATGCTGGTGGTACTGCTATTTTAGAGGAAGGAATGGATTTCCAAAAAGTAGGCTTAAACCCTACCGATGCTGCATTTAACGAAACGAAAAAAGCTACTATTTCAGATATAGCAAGGATTACTGGTGTTCCGGGTGTTCTTTTGGAAGATATGGATAAAGCAACTTTTGGCAACATGGAACAGTTGAGCCAAATGTTTGTGAATTATACAATTATGCCATTATGTGAAACCATAGAGGCGGAATTTAATAAGAAGATATTTTTTGAAGTAGAAAAGGAAAAGTTTACAACGCGATTTAATCTTGATGGCTTGCTTCGTGGCGATATAGCTGCAAGATCTTCTTATTACACTACTATGAGAAATGTTTTGGCAATGTCACCAAACGAAATTCGCATAAAAGAAAATATGAATCCTTACGATGGTGGTGATAGCTATGAGTTACCATTAGCATCTAATATAAAAATAGAACCATCTAAAGAAGGAATGGCGCATGAGAAAGAAGAAGAAGGGATTGATATAAACGACGATAGTAACGATACTAACGATAGTAACGATTAAAATATATGGAAAAGAGAAGTATAAATTTTGAACTAAGGGCTAAACCGGAAAGCCGTACTATTTTTGGTACTGCCACTGTGTTTAATTCCTCTTATGACATGGGTTGGTACGATGAAGAAATGTCGTCCGAAGCTTTAAAAGATTCTGATTTGAAAGATGTCGTAGCTTTATTTAACCATGATATGAATATGGTTTTAGCAAGAACATCATCCGGAACATTAAAGCTAAATATTACAAGCGATGCGATGGAATACGAATTTGAGGCTCCAAACACTACTTTAGGTAATGACTTGTTAGAAATGGTTAAGCGTGGTGACGTTTATCAAAGTAGTTTTGCATTTACCGTAGAGGCTGAGGATTGGCAAGAAAGAATGGGTAGTAAACCTAAAAGGGTTATCCGCTCTATTAAAAAAGTATACGATGTTTCACCGGTAACTTATCCAGCTAATCCAGATACAATGGTAGCTAAAAGAAGTTATGATGCTACAAAGGAAATAGACAAAGATTTGCTAAAAGTAATTGATATATCTGTTAAATCAGAGATTAATGTTCAAAACGAATTACGCAGGAATGCCCTGCACTTACTTAATTTAAAAACAAAATAATGAACTCGAAATTATTGAGAGAAAAGCGGGCTTCCGATTATGCTATAATGGAAGATTTGCAAAAGAGAGCATCTGCCGAGGGTCGTTTAATGAATGCCGAGGAATTGGCACAATGGGACGCTGCAGACGCTAACTTTAAAAATTATACGGAACAAATTTCACGCCTCGAAAGATGGAGTGCTATTGATTCCGAAGAAAGAAGTAATTCTGCAGCAGAGCAAACTATTGCAGCTTTGCCAACTGATAAAAGAGAGATTGTAAAGTCTCCAGAATATCAGGCAGCATTTATTAAAGCCATTGCCAAAAGAGAGCTATCTAGCAAAGATAGGGCTTTGTTAACGGAAATGAGAGGTACCGCAACTATTACCACTTCTGAAAGTGGTTTGGCTGGTGGTTATGTTATTCCTTACCAATTCTCAAATGAGCTCGAAAAAACAATGGCTTATTATGGCCCTATGTTACAGGTTGCTCGTATTATCTCTACTCCACAGGCAAGTACTTTGTACTACCCTAAAGTGAATGATACTGGCACAACTGGTTCATGGCATACGGAAGGTGGTGCAGTTACCGTACAAGATATGACGTTCACTCGTGAAACATTTGCTGCACACGTGATTAACACATTGGTAAAAGTATCTGTAGAATGGGCAAATGATGAATTTGGTCTATTGAACACAGAATTGCCTATTATGTTAGGTGAGCGTTTGGGTAGAGGTTTGAACGCAGCATTCACTTCGGGTGATGGTTCTGGTAAACCTACAGGTTTCTCCGCTAACACTACGCAGGGTGCCGTTTCTGCATCTCAAACGGCTTTCACTGCTTCTAACTTAGTTGACCTTATTCACTCTGTAGATGTTGCTTATAGGAATGCTCCATCGGCTGCATTTATGATGAACGACACTATTTTAAGCGCGGTTAGAAAACTAAACTTAGATAATAGTAACACAACCTTATTTCAACCATCATTAAGAGACGGTATTCCGGATAGATTATTGGGTTACAATTTCTTCATCAATAACGATCTTCCATCTACGCAGGCAACTGCTGCAAAAATTGTTTATTTTGGTGATTGGTCTAAATACATCATTCGTCAAGTTTCAAACAATGTCTTAGTGCCATTGCGTGAAAGGTTTATGGATGAAATGGAACTAGGGTTCTTATTATATGCTAGATATGACGGTAAACTATTGCAGGCTGCTGCTATTAAGCACTTAGCTAATAAGTTGACCTAATAAATAAAAATGGAGTGGGTAGCAATACTCACTCCTATTTAAAAATTTGAACATGGCTTGGAAAATAACTGCGCAACCTGCAAACGAAATTTTTACACTACAAGAAGTAAAGGATTATCTTAAAGTTGATGACACAACGGAGGATACTCTTATTACTACTTTGTTGCAAAGTGCTAGACAGGCAGCCGAACGGTATTTGAATCAGGCGTTAATAACTCAAACAATCACAGAGAAATTAGATAGGCTTCAACTAAGTACTATTTACTTATCTGTATCTCCGGTAATATCTGTTACTTCTTTTCAATACGCAGATAGCCAAAATACTACACAAACATTTAATAGTTCAAACTACATTGTAGATATTTTTGAAAAACCCGCAAGGCTATCATTAGCCTACGGTAAAACATGGCCCACATTGTACGGTAATATAAATGATGTTACCATTACTTATACGGCTGGATATGGTTCTGATGCTTCATCAGTTCCAGGGCAAATAAAGCAAGCTATTTTATTAATGATTACAGACGCGTATGATAATAGGCAAGACTATGTCAAGAAATTACCTACAGCATCTGAATATTTATTAGACCAATATCGCGTACAACTTTTCTAATGAAGTACAACAAAAACGAAGTTACGGGCAAAATGAGGGATCGGATTATCCTTCAAAATGTTAACCGGTCACGGAGTTTAACTGGTTTTGCTTCGGAAAGTTGGGCAGATGTTGCTACTATTTGGGCATTTGCAGAAAGCAAGTTGCCTGGATCAAACGAGACAATTATAGAAGGTAAAAATACGGCAAAGAATATTTGTGATTTTACCATACGTTATAATTCATCCATCACCGAGGAATCTCGCGTAGTTTGGGGTGATAAGCTATATCAAGTTAAGAATTTAAAGGTTAGTCACGATAGAAGGTTTATTTCATTTACTGGAGTGTTTTACGATTCATATATCCTTACGGGCGTTAACGTCGCAGCTTCGGTTAATGGTATCGCTACAACTTCGGCAAATCTAAAATTAATAATGTCTGTCATTGGGCAGGCTAATGCTATTGCTTCATCTTTTGCCGACCTTACAGTTTTCCAACAAGGCACTGTTGATGTTGCTGCTTCGGTTAATGCTTTAGGTACATCTACGGCAAATCTTACAAAGGTTATAAATATTGATAGCGCGGTTGATGCTACGGCAAATGTTAGCGCACCTTTAACTATTTCAAAGAACATAGCTTCCAATGTTGATGCTACAGCCACAAGTACAGGCGATGTTCAACTTATTAAATTACTTTCTGCTTCGGTAAATGCTAATGCTACGGCAACAAGTATTTTGGATGTTGTTACTCAGGGTATTGTATTGGTTGATGCTTCTGTAACTGCAACAGGTGAAACTACGGCAAATGTATCAAGAATAGTAACTTTAGCAAGTAGTCCAACAACCGCAGCTGAAACAAGTGCAACGGCTATTCTTACAAAAGTTTTAGAAGCAAGTGCAACGGCTTCGGCTGAAACTAACGCAGCCGCACAAATTACCATACCCGTTAACGCTTCGGCAACGGCAACGGCTGAAACATCTGCAACAGCTCAATTAACATATACGGTCAATGCCTCTGCTGATGCTACGGCTTTAACAAGTGCGGATGCACAAATTGTAAGAATCATATCTGCTGAAGCTACGGCAATGGCTGAAAGTTCTGCTGAGGCTTCATTTGGTGTTACTTTTGTAGCAAGTGTTAATGGCACTGCAACGGTTACAAATGCAACTATAGCAAGAGCCGCAACATTGGCGGCAAGTGTAACAAGTCAAAGCACAACTACTGCAACACTTACCACGGTTGACAATGTGGCGGCAAGTGTTACAGGAGCGGCAACGGTGACAAGTGCGTCATTAACATCTGAACCATTATTATTACTTGATTTATATCCAAATGCCTCTGTCGCTTATTCTATTCGAAAATTAAGAAGAGGTTATTCAGGGTCTGCAATTAGGGTAAGAAGAAGTTCAGATAATACTGAACAAAACATTGGATTTGATGCTAATGGTAATTTAGACGAAAGCGCGTTAACAACTTTTGTTGGAGCAAACAATGGCTTTGTTGTTACTTGGTTTGACCAAAGTACAAACGGGAATAATGCTACTATGTCCACGGCTGCAAATCAACCTCAAATAGTAAGTTCCGGAACAGTATTAAAATTAACAGGTATTGGAAGCGCAAGACCTATTTTAAGATTTGACGGTACTAACGACCATTTAAGATTTACAAATCTTAGCGGTGTTGGACCATTTACAAGTTTCCATCCTACCAAAAAATTTGATACAACAAGTTTAGGCACATGGTTTACTTCTGGCGATTCTGGCCAAACTCCTTATTCCCCAATAATTTATGGAACTGCTGGAACTTATGTTGGTAGTAATAGTAGAGCTGATCGTATTACTTTTAATAGTGTAAATTATTTATTATTAGGTGGTATAGCCTATGGTAATTCTACGACTGGAAAGATATATATTAATAATGTCTTACAAAGTGGTTATACTAATAATCCTGATTTAGGAACAGGTAATTTTAATTCAATAAATGCAAGGGTTACTCAAAATGAATATTCAAAGTGCGATGTTCCAGAGATGATTTTATATTTATCTGACCAACAAACAAATGTAGGTAATATAAACGCAAATATAAATACATATTATGGCATCTATTAACGGATACAAATACACAATAGAAAACCAAGCCATTGAGGCAAAGTTACAATGTAACGAATATTATGGCATTCCTAATAATGTAAATGACGTAACTAAAAATTGGGTTGATTATAGATTTGCTAATTTAAACGAACCTCAATTTTTTTACATTGTTTATGATGAAACATTACTCCCTGTTTTAGGTGAGCCGATAAATTTTGAAGTTATAATGCCAGAAATGAATCTACTACCATGAATAAAACCAATGGAATGAGGAAACAGGCAACTAAAAGAAATAAATTTTTAACGTTAAAAACTATAAATTATGGCAGCTTTTTCAAATTACATGGAGGATGCAATTACAGCCTGGATAAATGGAACAACCTTTCCAAGTGCTCCGACAAATACTTATGTTCAATTGTATAGTCAAGACCCTACAGATGCAGGTTCTGCTACGGGTGCATTGTATACGCGTGTAACCTACGCAGCGAGTGGATGGACAAGGGGAACAGGTGGCGCAGGAACATTATCTAACACAAATGCAATAACCATGCAGTCAAGTGCAGGAAGTCCTGCAACGGCTTCACATTTTGCGGTATTTGATGCCGCTACAAGTGGTAATCTATTATTTTACGGTGCTTTATCTGCATCTAAAAGTATTGCCATTGGTGATGAAGTAAAGTTTAACGCTTTGCAGCTTACCTTAACAGTAGCTTAAAAACATTCCTGCCCTGAAATATGGGCAGGATAAAAAAATTATCATGTTTATATCGCAGGCAAAATTAAATAGGTTAAGAAAACTACAAGGTAAGACTAATAAAAAAGGTCAGCCTTTAGCTATTTCTAATTTTGCAGAATCTGTTGTTGAACTTGATAACATTATGCAACAAATTACCATTGTAAAAAGAAATGAGATTACAAAAGCCGCAGAGCCTATTGCATTAGCTGCTTATAAAAATCATGTAGAAGTATCCGTAGAGCCGCATAAATTTTACGTTAAAGGCAAAGGTGTTAAGTATAATATAATGCCGGGTAATTTACGTCGTTCAATACAGATTGTAAGTGATGTAAAAAACTTTAAATATTTAACGTCTGCTATTGGGCCACTGTATAAAGATGCTGGTAAAGGTGTTACATTAAATAGCGATTCAAAAACAGACGGTTTCTATGCTCACATGATTTACGGAAGTACAAAAGCATGGATAAAAAGAGTTAAAAATATAGCTGAAAGATCCGCACAAATGGCAGTAATAAGTAAAATGTCATCTGAAGCTATGGTTATGGCTAAACAATATCCGCGTAAATTCTGGGAAATATGATAGGTAAATTAATATACAGTAGATTATCAACCGATGGTGAAATATTGGCTTATGTTGGAAGTAAGATTTACCCTGACATTGTACCTCAAAATGTACAATATCCATTTGTTGTATACACTATTGTAAATAGCCTTCCCGTTGATTTTAAAGATGGTCAAAGTAATTTAGAGGAAATAACACTACAAGTAGATGTTTATACGCAAAATTACGACGATACGCAAATATTATCTAACCTTATTAGAAATAGATTAGACAGGTTTGTTGGTACAGTTGAAGGTGTTGAGGTGCAAAGTATAAAATATATGTCAGCTACATCACAAGTGTTTAACGCTGAATTATCCGTATATTGGATAAGTATTGATTTTATGGTAAAAATGAAAAGATGAAATTAAGACTTTTAAAAGAATGGAACGGAAAAGAGCCGGGTAAAGTAGGCGTTTTTCTTTCTGAATATGGAGAGCAAATGATAAAAGATGGCATTGCAGAACTACTTGATGAATCTTTTGTCGTCGAACAAATGCCACAGAAAGAGCAAGTTCAGCAAGACCCAATTTATATTCCTATTCCAGTGCCTAACTCATATTTTAGTGACGAGGCAGATGAAGAAAAAATTACTAAACAAAAAAATAAATAAACATGGCAACTACTGGCATTATTAATGGTACGTTGATGCGCCTATACAAAGATAGCACTGCTATCGGTTATGCTACATCATGCCAAATGAATATTTCATCTGCTATGCGTGAAATTCTTACAAAGGATAGCGCATCGGGTGGATGGAGAGAGGTAAAGAAAGGACAACTTTCGGGAACACTTTCTACAGAGGCGTTATACGCGGGCCCTGGAGATGCTTCTACTAATTATTTGTTCGATGACTTGTTCAGCGACCTAATAGCCGGTACGGCATTGACTATTAAATTTACTACCGACGTTGTAGGTGATAACGTGTACACAATGAGTGCTATTTGTACATCATTAGACCTTAACGCAGGCGTGGAAGAAAATGTTAGCTATTCAGCATCATTTGAAGTTACAGGAGCCATCGTGAAGACAACTAAAGCATAATTTAAAATCCTAACACATGAAAACAATAACAATAGCCAACACATCCATACCGATTAAATTTGGTATGTATGTGTTAGGTACATTTCTAAGGGAGAGGAAACTTAAATTAAGTGACCTTTCCCTTTTAGGAGAAGATCTCCTTTTAGCACTTGAATTAGCCTTTACGGGAGTTGAGCATGGTTATAAAGCTAAAGGCGAAAAATGTCCTTATACTTTACAATCATTCTGCGACTTGGTAGATACAGATATGGGAGGTATAACTCGCATCATGGAAATGATTTCAAACGAGATTTCACCTCCAGAAGATGAGAGCCAAAAAAACGTAGTGGCGAAGGCGGAGAACTCACTCTTGAATACATCGAACGCTTTTGTTTCGGAGTTTTAAGATTTCCTCCTTCGCAATATTACGATATGAGTTTCAAAGAAGTTGTTATAGCTATGCAAGGTTATAACAACCAATTTGAACAACAGGAACAAACAGAATGGGAAAGAATCAGATGGCAAACAACACTTTTACTAAATGTTCACACAGCAAAAGGAAAAAGTTTAAAGCCTAAAGATTTGATTGAATTTCCATGGGAAAATCCTACAAAAAAAGAAACTAAAAGAAATTTGACAAATACTGACAAAACAATATTTGACAAATGGGATAAAGAACTATAATGGCAATAGGTAAACTACTTTTAAAACTTGGCATTGATACTACTAATCTTGACAAAGAATTAGGAAAGGTAGAAAAATCTATGACAAAGTTTGGACAAAATATGTCCAATCTTGGCTCTACCTTAACCCAGTCATTGACATTACCTATTATTGGTGTTGGTGCGGCTGCTCTTAAATCCTTTGCCGACATGGAAAAGTTGGAGAATGGATTAATAGCCATAATGGGAAGTAGTGAAGGAGCCGCAGTTGAATTAGAAAAACTCCGCAAAGTTGCAGAAAATCCAGGTCTTGCCCTTCCTGAAGTTGTGAAGGCATCAGCTTCTTTGCAAAGTGTAGGAATGAATGCCGATGCAGCTCGTGAAACTATCACACAATTTGGTAATGCCGTAGCAAGGGCAGGCGGTGGCGCAGAACAATTTGATGGAGTAGTATTGGCATTATCACAGATAAGCGCAGTTGGCAAAGTTACCCAGGAAGACTTAAATCAAATTAAAGAAAGGCTTCCTGAATTTGCTCGTGTAATGAAAGAAGAATTTGGCGTAGTAACTGCCGAAGGAATTAGGGAACTTGGAATAAGCAGTGAGGAATTTATAAAAAGGTCGGTTGATGCTTTAGGTAATTTGGAAAGAGCAAACGGTGGTTTAGCAAATACCTTTGATAATTTAAGGGATAATGTAGGCGCATCATTAGCAGAGTTAGGTAAAGCAATAAATGAAACATTAAATTTAGAGGCAGTTGCCGCAGCATTAAGCGCAGGATTACAAAAATTAGTAGATGGATTTAAGTCACTTAATCCGGAAACGCAGGGATTTATTGTAAAGGCTGGTTTATTAGTTGCGGCTTTAGGGCCCGCAATATTTATAGTAGGAAAATTGATTACTACCTTTAGTGCGTTGATTGGTACTACTCGTTTAATTATGACTACGGTAAAAGACCTATCTACAGTTATATCCGGTGCTTTTGCAAAAATACTTGCTAATCCTGCTATACTTGGCGTTACTTTAGCTATTGCGGCAGTGGGTGCTATTGCTTTATACGTTTATGATAACTGGAAAGCGTTTAGTGATAGATTTACAAACATTTGGATAAACATAAAAAACAGTGCTAACAAGGGAGTAGCTGATTTTATGATGGCTATTGATAAGCTTCAAAAAGCAATGGGCTACCAATTATTTGATGTTAGTGGCATGACAAAATATCAAGCAGAACAGAAAGTAGTTGCAGCGGAGTTTAAAACAATAGGCGAAACAGTTGACAGTCTTAAAGGCAAGTTTAAAAGCTTATTCATGGCTGCACCGGGCAAAGCTACGGGAGGAGGTGGAACAGAGGGAACAGGTGAATTAGTTTTTGGTGATGGTGGCGCACCGACAGGAGGTGGAACGGGAGGAGGTAAAGGCGTTGGAGCGGCTTTAAATACTCCAATAGATACAGTAAACTTATTACCTACCTTAGATTTACTTCCAGATAAATTAGAAAGTATATCAGCCGCAAACGAAAGATTAAAACAAACAAATGAAGATGTAGCTAAATCATTTAATAATATTGCACCTACGGCAAAAAGTGCTTATGATATGTTAGGTGATGGTCAAAAAATAATTGCTAATAGTATATTAAGTTTTGGCGAATTAGCAGCAAGTGGATTTGAAAGCATGAAAGAACTTGCTGCGGCTGTAAGAAAAAGTATTGCTGATATAATTGCTAATTTTATTAGAATGTATGTAGCAAAAGCATTAGCATCCGTACCATTATCACCTTTTATGGTGGCTATTGCGCCTGCTATTGCTGCCGCTGCTGGAGGTGTAGCAAGGTCATTAATAATGAAGATTGGCGCACCTAAGTTAGCTGAAGGCGGTTTAGCTTTTGGGCCTACAATGGCAACTGTTGGAGATAATAGGAATGCAAGAGTTGACCCAGAAGTAATTGCACCTTTATCTAAACTAAAAAGCATGATGGGTGATATGGGTGTAGGTGGCAGTTTAGAAACAAGGATAAGCGGAAATGATTTAATTATATTGTTAAACAGATCTCAAAAGGGATTAAGTAGAATACAATAATGGCTATAAGGTTTTCAACGACAGTATATAATGAAAAGAGTAGAAAGATTACTGTATCTATTAAAGATAGTAGCTTTTCTGGTACCGTGAAAACATTTGATACTTTGTCATTAGGTATCCAATACGACAGCGAAAGTCAGCAAGGTCAGGAAAGATTTACACCTATCATTGGTTCGCGTTGTTCATTGTCTTTATTAATAAATAATGAAGATTTACAAACTCTACTTCTTGATATTGGATTGGCAGTTGAGGGTAGATTTACGATGGAGCTCACAGCCTATGAGGATGATAATACAACCGTATCATTTAAATGGTATGGTTACATAGTCACAGATTTAGTAGAGTTTGAAGATGTGCCATTAGTGATAAGTTATCAGGCTCAAATATCTGCAATAGATGGATTAGGATGGCTAAAAACATTGGATTATAAAAGCGCGGTTGGGCCTTACAATGGACAGGACACAGTAGTACAACATATTTTAAACTGCCTTAATCAGCTGGATTTTGTACAGGAAAACTTAGTGGCAAATAGTTTGCCTGTATTACATACTATTTTTAATTGGCATGAAAACACAATAGCATACAATGCTGCATCTGATTACTCTTTATTGACAGTTATTCAGCATCGGGTATTTTACCATAAAGACACAAAAAGCAATTATGTCTATCAAAGTTGCTACGATGTATTGAAAAAGATTTGTCAAACGTTTGGCGCAAGATTGATATTTAGTGGGAATCAATATTGGTTTATTCAGGTAAATGAATATTCGAGAACACCTGCAACTAAAAGATACTTTAAATACAATGCTTTTGGCATTCAGCAATCAGGTACATTTACCGCAGATTTAACGCTTTCTAATATTCAGACTAATCTTCCTGGAAGTGACTTAATGAGATTGAGTGGTGGTAAATGGACTTATTATCCTGCTTTAAAAAACGTATTAATACGCTACAATCATTTTGCTAAACAGAATTTATTGGCAGGCGTGGAATACAACTACGCAACAAATACTACTCCGGTAATTACCACAACTCCCACATTAGATGCCTCTAATCCGGATGCTCGTTTATCTTATACTGGAATACTTGGATTTTATGCACAAGCTTTAAATCCTGTAAACTTTGAACCTTTTCAATTTGTATTTGCCGTTAAGGTAGTATCTATAATCAATAGCTTTCCATTGCAAGGTTTTGAAAGTGCTAATTGGACATTAGGCAGCGGATGGATAATTGACAATAAAATACTTGAAGGTACTTTAATAGCTACGGAAGCATTTTATACTACATTTACAGTTACATCCGGCAGGAAATATTATGTCAAAATAAAAGTTGATATAGAAAATAGCGGTAGCCTTAGATTGCGTTTAGGAGGAGTAACGAAAACAATTACAGAAAGCGGAGATTACGATTATGTTATTTTGTCCACTAATACAGATACTTTAAAATTAGATAGTGTATCTACTCCAAAGTTTACCGGTAAAATAAAGTCGTTACAGGTAAAGCAGGAAAATAAGTATTTAAAAAGAGGTGTAAATTATACAAGTGGATTTAACTTTCAATTAGAAGCTGCAAGCTGGGAGACTTCGTTTAGTGAATTTGAATTTAATACAGAAACAATAAATGCGGATGCTGCTTTTGTTGCGTACAAAACTATCACATTTGACACTTTAGATATACCGGACACAGCCGAGTATATTTGGGAAATGAGATTAAAAGAAATGAGAAACGAAGCAGGTACAAATATTATTTCAAACTTTGCCGTATCTTATTTACTAAGTAATAATTACCTTGAATTTTTACCTACGGGTGCCGTATCTGGTCAAAGCGATATTCTTGAATATGGTTCTGACAATGACGATAAATCTTCCACAGTTTTTAGCCTTGATACATACATTGGTGACGGGCCAAGTAAGACAACGGATGGAGGATTAAAGGTTCTTGAATCTGGTACATACGAAAATAGTAGCAGTTGGGATGTAGGCAACGGATCCGGATTTAACAACGTCACACAGTTATTAGTAAACGAAGTTATTCGCGGACAACTCACACCAAAACTCCGCATGGTAGATATGCCATTCCAAAATTTATCAGTCGATAATCCTTATTTGCCTCATAAAGTTATAGAATATTCATCCGGATATTACGTTTTTGAAAGAGGCAGTTTAGATTTGAAAACAGAGATTTGGCAGGGTGATTACTTTAAAATAGAATTAGATGCCTAACTATACAGAACGGACAGTATTATCCAAACCTCGCGACTATAATCAAGTAGCAAACAATGCCGGAAGTGGCGGAGTGGTAAATAATAATGTCACTGAAACAATAAACAACGTCACGGTAACAGGTTCAGCCATCGCAATATTTAATCAAGAATTTCTTGATACTACTTCCAATGTTTTGACATGGACACAAAATAGCGGAAAACTACCTACAACTAATTTAAACGCATCTATTCACGTTTACCAGAATGGGCAAAAATTAATAGATAGCCAATATACTATTACATTACCTGCGACAATTACCATAGATTCAAACAGCCATTACGATGGAAGTAATTACATTGTATTTGCCATAAACATAAACTAATGGAAGAAATTAAGCCAAAAAAAGAAAGAAAGTTTTTAAAAACCATGGGAGAAGTAGCATTAACTTTAGTGCGTGAACTGCTTTTAAATGTAGGGAAAAAACTCATAAACAAATCAGGTAATAAACGACAAGGCCTTGTTCTTGCTTTTATTATTTTAGCCTCTACATTTGCCATTGCTCAATACCCATCAACAGGAAATAAACAACGGTTAGGTTATCAGACTACGGGCGACGGTTTGGTTTTTAGGGGTCGCGCTTCGGACACAACGGCTTTAAAACCTTTTACTATAAATAATGCTTACCATTTATTTGATACGCTTAATAATGTCTTATTTAGCTATATAAAAACTAAAGGAGGATGGAAGTTTAATAATAGCGATACGGTAATTATTCAAGGTGTTACCATGCCTTTTGATTCCATCACATTTAACACAGCAAAAGATGGCACGGTGGGAGTTGGTGAAGTGGAATACAATGATACACAGGGCTCTTTAATACAAGGCTTAAAAGGTGGTTTAGTTACTAATGTTATCGGTCAACAATTACATCAACGGGTAAACAATCGAACAGGCGCAACTCTTAATAAAGGCGATGTTGTTTATTTATCAGGAAGTCAGGGAAACAGAATAACCGTCGCGAAAGCCATTGCAACAAGCGATCCGACATCGGCTAATACTTTTGGTATTGTTGCAGAACAAATATTAAACAATGCAAGCGGTTACATTATCACAGAGGGATTAATAACAAATATAAATACATCTGCATTAACGCAAGATAGCGCGGTATATTTATCAGGAATCACAGCAGGCGCACTTACATCTACTAAACCACAGGCACCTATTCATGGTGTATATATTGGAGTATGCGTTAAAGCAAATGCAGGAAGCGGAGAAGTATTTGTAAAAATAAGAAATGAGCAGGAATTAGACGAGCTTCACGATGTTCAAATTTCTAATCCTATAAATAATGCCTCACTTTATTTTAAAAGTAGTGAAGGATTATGGAGAGATACAACGGCAGCCCTTTTGGTAAGTGACACATCTTCTATGCTTACTAATTATCTGCGTAATGGTGTAGCAGCTAATACTTATTTACCTTTAACGGGTGGAACATTAAGCGGTACATTAAATGGTACAAATTTAAATTTAAGTACTGGACTTGACGTAAATGGTAATTTTACAAATAATTTAAATAGTAATATTTCAGCACTTTTTAGAGGTTATCAAATAATTTTAGCACCAAACTCAGATTATGAGCCAACAAGAATACATTTTCCAAATAGACCTATAAACTTTACTTTTTCAAATTATGGAAGTGGTATAAGACATAAATGGGGGGAGTCAGATGCAAGAAATAGTTTTATAAGTTTATATACTTCAAATCCTTTTAACTTACAAATAGATGCTGTATCTATAAATTCCTCGGGTGATGTAGGAATAAAAGACACAACTCCGTCATTTACACTAGATGTTAACGGCACACTAGGCGTAACAGGCGCAACAACCTTGTCTAATCTTGATGGAATAGGATCTCGAATGGTTATAGCAGGTTCTGGCGGTTTACTTTCTACACAGGCTATTCCCACAGGTACTGTTACCTCGGTCGGTGGTACGGGCACTGTAAACGGTATTTCATTATCAGGTACGGTTACATCTTCCGGAAATCTTACACTTGGTGGTACATTGTCCGGTGTTTCATTATCATCACAGGTTACGGGCACTTTACCCATTGCTAATGGTGGTACGGGCGCAACAACTCAATCAGCTGCAAGGACTGCTTTAGGTGCAACGGTAAGGGGTTCAAATACTTTTATACTACCTGATTTAAGTGCTATTTCATTTCTTCGTTACAATGCGGATAACACGGTAAGCCAAAGAGCAGCGGATGGAATGAGGACTGATTTAGGCGGTACAACCATAGGGCAATCAATGTTCACTTTGACAAATCCATCTGCTATAAGATTTCCAAGATTTAACGCTGATAATACTGTGAGTGCTTTAGATGCTGCAACCTTTAGAACGGCTATTGGTGCAGGCACAGGTGATGGAAATGGGACAGTAACAAGCGTAAGCATCAACCCTACTAATCCAAATGGCTTAACAGTTGCAACAGGTACAACTACACCAGTTATTTCAATGGCACTTGCTGCAAGTGGGATAACAGGAGTAGTAAGTGCTACTACTCAACAATTTAGTGGAGCTAAAACATTTTTAGGAGATATAAATGGTAATTCAGCATTAACCATGACAGGATTTAGTACATTGACAGGCGGGGCAAGTGTTGGTACTTTAGCAACTACATCAAGTTTAACTCGTGTTCTTGGTATAAACTCGTCAAATGCAATAGGAGAATTAAGTCTTGGTACTGGAATGAGTGTAGGAAGTGGTGTTTTAAGTGTACAGGCTGCTGGGCCAAGTCAAACAGGATTAGTGACATCTCTTACACAAACCTTTGGGGGTAATAAAACATTTAATGGTACAGTTACTTTAGCATCTGCATCGGGAACGGCTACAAGTGTCATAGGAAGAAGTAGCACGGGGCAAGTAGTTGATTTAACTTTAGGAAGTGGATTAAGTTTATCAGGTGGTACATTAAATATATCACAACAAAATTTTAATGGTTATTTAGCATCAACATCAACAAGCATTACATTAATAACTGATTATGGATTAGTTGAACAATTGTATTTAAATATAAATCAAGGCTCTACTGTTTCAATCACCTTACCAACCGCAAGTTTAAATAATGGTATGGCAATTACGATAAAAAATAGAGGAACGGGTGCGGTTAATTCAAATGCAAATAATATTCAACCATTAAATAGTTCATCGCTTGATGCAATTATATTATTATCAGGAGGTGGTAAATTTACAACCCTTGTAAGTGACGGAACAAATTGGATTAAAATGACTGGAAACTAAATACTATGAAATCAGTAATCTACAACCTTCTTAAACTCGGCTACGACGGAATCGCATATTCCATTTGTTGCGGAGTGCTATTCTCGTTTTTCCTTCCTATTAAACATTTCCTGATTTTTACGATTTTTGTAGTTTTTGCAGATACGGTAACGGGAATCATTGCGGCAAAGAAACGCGGTGAAAAGATAACAAGCAAAGGTTTATACCGAACCTCACAAAAGGTTGTAGTTTATTTTTGTGGCATCATGATTTTTCACGGTGCAAGTATTACTTTTGGGTTGCCTTTTCAGATTGTTTATTCAGTTAGCTTCTTAATAGCATTCACGGAGCTTTATAGCATTTCTGAAAACATAAAAGTAATCACTGGCGTTAATTTAGCAACAACCATTGTTAGATTTTTTAACAAGTAACCATTAAATAAATTTATATGTCAAACGAAGTTTTAGGAGTAAAAGAAACAAAAGAAGTTTTAAACTTTGGTTTCGATTTATTAGAGGCAATCATTAAATCTTTAGAAGACAAAAAGTTTTCTATCGTTACTGATTCGCCTCGATTTGTACCTGTTATTTTTTCAGCTGCAAAAGCATTTGCTGGCATTGAATTAGTTAAACAGGAGTTGACTGACCTTACACCAGAAGAACAAGAAGAACTTGTAAACGAGTTGAAACAAAGATTTGACTTAAAGAATGATGCAGTTGAATTACTTATTGAGGATGTTTTAGACCATGTTTTTGCAACGATTAAACTTGCTAAAAGATTTCAATCTATTAAGCAGCAGTAAATTATAGGCGCAGAAGAATCGCTACCTTAGGCAGCCGAGGGGAGTAGATTAATTTCTATTCCCCTTTTTTAAAAAAAAAACGATGTTAAAGAAAATATTTCCCAATACTTATGAATTTTTGGATTTCCAAGTATATCAAAAAGATAGGTATTTTTTACTTATATCAGATGTTCATTTAGATAGTGTTCATTGTGATAGAGTAAAGCTAAAAGAACATCTTGATTTAGCTTTAGAACGAAATGCACAAGTATTTATATTTGGTGATTTATTGGATTTAATGCAAGGCAAATATGATCCTCGTTCTAATAAAGCAGATTTAAATCCAAAATATAACACCGCAAGATATATAGATGAAGTTATTAAAGATGTTGTGGAATTTTTAACTCCCTATAAATCTGTACTTGCATTCTATTCACCTGGCAACCATGAGACAAGTGTAGAAAAAAGAATAGAATATGGCATAGTTGACAAGATTTGTTATCAGTTAGAAATGAGTCAGGGTAATTACTCGGGGTACATTTATTGCAGATTTTTCGCTTATTTGGAGGAAGGTACAAAAGTACCTTTAATTATTGGATATCACCACGGTTATGGAGGAGGTGGGCCAGTCACACGCGACACGATTCAGACGGCAAGAAAAGCCGTTTATCTTCCAGATGCAAATGTTGTTATTAGTGGTCATACTCATGACCGTTGGATAGTTCCTATTACACGAAATCGCATTTCAAGATACGGTGAAAGCATAGACCAACAATGGCACATAAAAACGGGAACGTATCAAAACGCACCAATAGATTTTAATGGATATGCTATTGAAAAAGGTTTAGCACCAAAATCAGGGGCTGGGATATGGATGAAATACACGATAGGCTCTGACCTTAAATTAAATTACTCTTTTCAATTTGCAGAATGAATAAAAACGAATTTTGTATTTTTTTAGATGCTGGTCATGGTGGTATTAATCCTAAGGTAAAATTACCTAATGGTTATACTACCTATCCCTCAAAGTGTGCACAACATAATAATGGCACTTTTCATTCCTATGGATGGTTTTTTGAGGGCTTGTTTAACCGGGCCGTTGTGCAATATATTGAACAATATTTAAAAGATTGGGGATATACCACAATAAAGGTTTATGATGAAATATTAGACATATCACTAAGCAAAAGAGTAACGAAAGCAAACTTTGCAGCTAAGAATTATAAAGCATCTTTGTATTTAAGCATTCACGGAAATGCAGCTGAAAACAAAAGTGCTAGAGGATGGGAGGTTTTTACATCCCCAACACAAACTAAATCGGATATATTTGCAGAACTTTTATTTAAGGAGGTAAACCAAAGTTTTCCAAATTGGATTTTTAGACCTGATTTAACCGACGGGGATCATGATAAGGAGGATAGATTTTATGTTTTAACCCAGACGGATATGCCTTCGGTTTTATCTGAAAACGGTTTTTTTACTAATTTTCATGATGCTAAATTAATGTTTGATTTAGACTTTCAAAAGAAATTAGCTTTGTGTCATGCTAGGGCTGTATCTCGTTATGCAGAAAAAATAGGTATAATGTTATAAAATGGAAAGGGGCAACACAAATGTTACCCCTCTTATTACCACTAATCAACAAATGTAATCTCAACCTAATTTATATATTTTTTTAATAAAGTTAATGCTAATTCTCTAACATTATCTCCATTTGATTCTTTATAAATTTTGTACGCTATTGTAATCATTCGTCCTGATTCCATCGTTTCCATTGGAGCTCTTTCATCTTTCAATAATGGCTCCATGTAAAATTTAAGCATTGTTATTCTCGCTACTGTACCTTCAGCATATCTGATAGGTTTTGGGTATTGCCTAGAAATTTTTTCAATCTCCTTCCATGTAGCAACGCTTATACCATCTATTATTTCGTTATTTCTTTTCATGTTTTTGGTAATTTTTAGCCTGTAAAGCAAGAGTAAAACAGTCGATTTCGTCTTGACTTATTTTGGCTGGTTTAAAATTTGGTTCAAATTTATAGCCTTCGGTTTTAAATACTTTCATAAAAACCTCCTTACCCCATTTTTTGCCCTTTTGTTCGGGGCTAATATTGTAGGCTTCGCATCCATTTTCCTTAATCCATTCGTAAGCAATTCTTGAAGCCGCTTGGTTCATGCCAACGTTGCGAGACATACGGGAAAGAATAGCGCGGTTAATGGAAGAGTTAAAGGTTACATTCTGAAGGCTACTATCTTCTACTAAAACGACAGGGTTTATATGCAAACGATAAAACATAGCATCTTTTATAAAATCTACAAACCTTTTATACTTTTTAAATATAACCTCTTTGTCTGGTTTAATAAAACAAGCTGCCATACCGTTTATCCTGATTGCTGGGTCAACTCCTATATATGTTCTCATTTTCTACTTTCTAAAAATAATTGGTAAACTTTGGTAAAGCTATTAGGATCCTGA